CACTCTATACATTGTGCTTCCAAACCAGGTGCTGATTCAAAGATGAATTTATTCTTTTGCGAAGTTCTTACAAAGGATAATAATAAAGATCTCATGCAGATTGTGAAGTCTACAGGAGCACCCATAAAAATCCTCGTTTTACTCTTTTGGATCTTTGCAAAAGAGGTAGCTTCATCTTTAAGTGAGGCTCGGAATACTGGTTTGGTACGATTCCCTTTCTTATATTGATCCAATCTCCAGAACACTTTGTCCATTATCTGGTCAGTAAATTCAACCTTCTCTGACCCGGGTTCTGAATCAATATAATGTATATAGTGCATCTTTGACTTCATGAAAGGAAACCCAGCAGACGTCTTCCTCGGAATAGCATCAATATACTTTACTCCAGGTTTACCATTAATAACTGTATCAAAATCTAAAATTTTAACCTCTTCACTAAATTGTGGCAATGCTTGTTTCCACTGATTGAGCATTTGCTTCTTTATTAATAGTAAATCGTCCCAGTTAGTAAAAGTATCCGCTTGAACCTGTTTACTAATATTCAATCGCCAAGGAGCCTGTGTACTCATGACTGGTTGACCATACTCTAACTTGAATCCCAAATCCAACATTTTATCACAAAGTAGAGTCTTCTTCACTTTGGAACGTGGTCTATTAATACCCGTCACTCGTCCGTATACATTCAATGTCCCTTCCTCTAGAGATCTCAGACAAGATGATTCAGAAATGGGTTGTAATACCACTTCTTCATCATACAATCCAAGTTGTGGTTGAACTACACCAACTTCGTTTTCCAGAGGCAGTTGTTTAATAAATTCATAAGTAAGAAGTATAGCACAAGCACAATTAGATGATAGTAAATTAGTTTGATAACTTTCATGAATACCTAAGATTCTAAGGCCCATATCATCTATCCTGTAAACAACAGCCCCACAATCACCACTATAAGTTTCCAAATCAGGTGTTTTCCACACTCGTATTTTAATACCATCGAGAGGATTATTTGATATATAATCACAAGAAGTAAAATTCCTTGATTCTTGTATAATGTCTCCATTTTTCTCTCTTTTAAGCATAATCATCGGTCCTTGATGGACAGCTTTCTCCTTGATAAACAGTTCTGTTATATCTTTCCCATTACTCACTGATGGTATCGTAATTAAGCATAAATCTTTATCAGGATATCGCTGAATTTGGGATTGAGAAAGTGTGAAATAATGTTGATCACCACGCTTATCACGCAGATAACCCCTTATAATTTGGCAGTATAAATTTCCATCTTCTGGTAAACAGTGATTTGGAGTTATGAATTTTTGACCCTTAAGATTCAATAAGCGACAAAATAACCATTTTCCACCTACTTGGAACCTCAGATAAGCGCACGATTTTGATATAATATCCTTACATTTCTCACTGTTAAGGCCTCCCATAGATAGTGAAGTTGCGGTTGAATCAAAAGTATCAACTACATAAGGTTCTTTCTGCCAAACGTTCTCTCGTTCATTTAGATCTGGATAGGTTGTACCCCAAGAGCTAAATTTAGCACCCTGTTTTCTAACCGATAAAAATGTTTTATAAATTATCAATAAAAAACCTAAAACGGAACATAACGATAATGTTATAACAGTCGGTTTTATTACACTACAGTGCTCATAATATTTGTCCCTTGCCTTATTTTGTAATTCACGCAATCGCAATCTCAAGAATGGTTCAAATTTTGAATACAACTTCTCACAGATTGATGGGAAAACACTATGAAATATGAGAAAGTCTAACGTTCGAGTCACTAAGTAGTTCATTGTATAAGCAAATATAGAGAGTGAAATAGGATCAACACCAACTTGATTCTTAGTACAGCAACACAAATTAGTCGGTAATTGGCAAAATTTACAAAGCTTTATCTGATTAAGCGAGGTAGAATGTTTAGTAAAACGTTCCTGGTTCCTTCGATGAACTGATGATTGAACATTTATAAAACTGAGTAGATCTTGCATAGTAAGATTTTCAGCTTCCAACACTAAATCTGCTCTCATCATAGCTATGTTGGAGTCCACTTTATTCCCATTCACTTTAGGAACAGGTTTGAGAATATCAAAAAGCCAATCATCCGGTACTTCTCCTGGTTCTAATTCTGTTTTGTCTGTATCTAACATAAAAGATTCTATGGTGTGCTTTGGTTTAACTCTAATATGCCAAGGTAAACGTCGCGCCGCGGCGAAAGGATAAGTAAAATACTCATTCAATTTCAAGCCTGGAACATTAGTGGTGACCACAACTAATTCAGCCTTACATGGTGTTTTACCTTTATCTTCTAATGCAGCCATATCGGGCATAAAAGGCATATTGTTAATGATTCGAACTATATCCATAACAGATTCGTCTATCATATTTAATTCTGAGTTCCACATAGCAACATCATCCATAAATAAAGACCATTGATCTGCTGAAAATCCATCCCAGTATTTAGATGTTGCACTCTTAACATATCTTTCACAGCCGTTTAATGGTTTATTGTATAATTTCCCGAAATATACATGGATGATTTCAGCTATTTTAGATTTACCTACCGAGGAAGGACCTTCTATCACAACTGCAAAAGGTGCTTGTCTCATCGCTTGTGCTGATTCTCGAGAAAGAATACGCATTTCTATCTTTTGTAGTTCAAAGGTTTTCCTTGAAACCAGAGTTCTTAAGGTTTTATCTAAATCACATGAATACTTATGGATAGTTCTTCCTGCCTCTATGAGCTTTCTTGTTTCAAATAGGTAATTATGTATATCTATCCCATGAGTAATAGGATCTGATAAGAAATCTCCTTTTGCAATATATTCTTGTGCTTTATCTAACCACATGTCATATTCCAAATTTGAAACGAGGAATCCTTTAGGATCCTCTCCTTCATAGATCACACCATAAGCTTTATCACATACAAAATGTAGTAAATCCAACATATAAAATATAAAATCTTGAGCAAACTCCAATCTATTGCAACTATATGTATTAGCTACGCTTTCGACGCGTTTAGCTACATTAGCCGGTAATGGACCATGATAGAAGCCAATAGTGGTCATATACAACAGAACTTGAGTTATCTTCTTAATTAAAGGAGACTTTCGCAAACGCGTCCAATCTCTTAATAATTCCTTAAAAGAATCTATAGTTTCTCGCTCTCCGACTTGCATGTCTATTAGAGGAAATAAATTCTTTAGATTATTAATATGTTCAGTTGTCAATAAATTCTTCTTAGTGAAATTCTTAACCATATTAGCCACTGTTACAATAATATCCATAATATTCCTACTTCTACTTAGAAAGTAGATAAAAATTGAAAGTGTTTCAATTACGTGAATAGCTTGCTGATATATAATTTTATCTGCAAGTTCTTTCACATATATAGAAAAACTTTCTAATTGCTCCCATGTGGGCTCCTGTTCCTCTCCTTCCTGTAGAAAAAGTCTATCACGCTTTTGATCAAGGGCGTGTTTCCTTGCGTTACCTAATTTAAGTCCACCTTTTCCATTTTTACGTTTATAAGGTTTACGATCTCTTGTTAAGTCTAACTTCGGGACTAGCCAACCTGGATTGTAAGTATTGGTTATAGGTTTCGTTTTGGTAACAGAATTTTGTTTTTTATTCGAGGTTTTCTCCTCTAATATGCGGGTCCTCCGCTTCGCTTGTTTTTGATCCGAGGTTTTCTCCTCTAGCTTGGTGGGTTTATTTTTTTGGTTGTACTTCATGTTTAATTGATTAAAAAGAAGACCTATGATAACTGCAATAGGTACAGGGGAAGGTACAGATCCCACTGCACTCGTTGTAACCCACGAATATGGTTGATCATAATGATCATTTTTATATTTTTATACATTTTCTATTTTTTATTT